ATAATTATTTAAGTGGTTATCCCTGACGAATTGGTTAAACTCCTCGTGGTCAGGATTACCATTTTCTAATCTAAAGAACACAGTTATTTCTCCGTCGTTGCATCGTTGCATCAAACACTGACACAACCCTTTGATCTGAGAAATTGCTTCTTTTGTCTCGTCAACTATTACCAAAAGCGGCCATTGCTTTAATGCGTCTAATATATCAAAGAGACTATCCATAGTATGTTCTTCGGGATTAAGACGAAATCTTGTCTCCGGAGAAACCAGGATAGTTTTAATTAAATTATTAGGGCTGATCTCGGTGATTTTTTCAATAATTTTGCGATTTTTATGGTAAATTCCACAATTTTTCACCCTGTCTAAAAAAACAAGAAAATCTGAGTCTTTACGATCAGGCATCTCTTTATCTAAGTATTCTTGACAACGAAAATTTATATTTTTCAAAACTGGTTCGTTGTCAACAATATCCACGTAAGGTGCAAAATTGTCAGGATTTAGGTAAATTTCTTCGATTTTTTCATATAGTGCTTCTACGTCTTCAGTAATGATAAATCCCAATGGGCGTAGTGTGTTGACTATAAGGTAAAGGTCTTGTTCGTTGAATGATAACTTCTTTTCACCTTTGGTCTCTTGACAACTTGCAGTTAGTTGTTCTTGTAAATTTGACCAAATTCCGGCAAATTTCTTAGAAAATACGAATTTTATTAAAACTTTGATTTTGTTGTCTGAGTCGGTGACCAAGGATATCGTTTGCGTTCTATCAATTTGTCTTATAGGCAAACGTAGTGTCTTAAGTGCCAGCAAACTTTCCACATCTACCGAATTTTGTTCTAAGCCAAGCCGATATTTTTCAATTTTTTTGATGGCTAAGTCTAATTGCCTGTCGGTCAGCGCAGTACCGCGGTTAACTTGTCGTGCAAGACTTTTGACTAGATTAACTTCTCCAAAGTCAATACGAATATTCACGGCACGACTAGTTAGTCCTGCTAAAATTTCTAATGCGTCCTCAACGGTATGTGTCATATTTTATATTATAACACATTTTTTGACGTTGTCAACGATTTAGTACATTTAATATACGTTTTTGTGGAATGCCTTGGCTAATCTCATCAACGGTCCATTCGGTGTGTAGTATTTGATGAAACCAATTTTGTCTGTCAGGCAAGAAAATTTCATTAATTTTTGAAATACTAGAACTAAGTGGATGTGCCAGACTGGTTTTATCACAAATTATAGGTATTCCTGCGATTGCCGCTTGGGTGCCAGGGCCACTGTTGTGACTAATCACACAATGATGGTCAAATGCAATGTCAAATTTGTCATAAGTGCCTGGAATTTTATTAGGTTGTTCAAAAATTATACCAGGTATAGGTGCAGTACCAATCGGATGACGAGGATGGGGTCGAAAAATTATGGGTCTGTCTGTATATTTTTGAATTTCGGCAACTTTTTGAGATAACCAGGTTCTAGTAGTGGGCTGATTTTGCCATTGTAGGCTTCTTTCATGTTGGCCAACAATTAATATAGAATTTTTTCTCGAAGATTTTACATCCTGAAGACCTATACCTAATTTTCTCGCTCTGTCATAGTCGATATTTTCGGTATTTCCGTAAATTCCTTCATTGCTGATGTGATTAGCAGAAATTTTCCATGTACGACCTCGATCCAGTGCTCCAACTTCAATGATGAATACTGGTTTATTCATACTGCGGTAGTGCGTATAGACATTTTCGTTCATACGCATACGACCATTCCACAAAACACTCCAAATCACAGCACAATCTGCATCTTTGCTGTTTTCTCTCGGCTCAATACCAATTTGTCTACAGCCGTCAAGGAATGATCCCCATATAGGTTCCGATTGTAATGCTGTCTGATTAGGAAAGTAGGCTATCTTCATAGAGTAAATATTTACATGATTATACCGCCACTGCAAGGAAAATTAAGCCACACCGATTTTTTCATCTATGGAGCCTGTGATGAGAAATATTTTGATGAATTTGGAAAATCTTTAATTAACAGCATTCAAAAAAATAGTAATAATAATATTCACATTCATTTGTTTAATCCTAGACAAGATCAATTAGATTTTTGTCAAAATAAAAATGTTTCTTACTCGTATGAGTATGCTCCTTTAGATTTATTTTTAAATGCCGCAAACAAGTGGTCGCAAAATTTAATTAATCCTGATGATTTAGAGAGAAAACAACGTATTTTAAAATCTATGGAAAAAGGCGGCGACAAATCTATTATTGAACGAGTACAAAAAACTTATTTTGCCTGTGCTAGATTTATACGTTTAAAAGAATTAATACAACCAACACAACCATTCTTTTCTATAGATGTTGATGCTGTTGTTAGAAAAAATATTGTTTCATTAGCATCTACTAAACATTTTTATATACACCAAGTTCCAGGAAAGAAATCTAGATTTTTAGCAGGAGGACTGATGTCTCCAGGAAATGTTGAAACAAGTCAGTTTCTATCAGAATATGCAAATCTTCTTGAAATTAATTTAAAAGGCGATTACATTTATTGGGGATTGGACCAAGATGTACTTTTACCACTAGTGCCAAAGTACAATTATGGAAATTTACCCATGTCATACATCGACTGGGAAATGAATGCTCACAGTTGCATCTGGACTGCTAAAGGTGTTAGAAAAAGTTTAAAGATTTTTGTAGAAGAACAATCGCGTTATTTGATATAATTTCTCATGTGATTCCAGCATCTGCCCGATCTGGTATCGTCGAAACTCCAATGACATTGTGCAAGTTTCTTAATCCACTGTTCTCTATCTGCTAGTATAGGATTTTCTAATTTACTAAAATCTGTATTAGCAACATCGCCTCCTTGACTGTAACTAGGATCGTCTGTAATAAAAGCAGGTATACCTTCTATTGGAGCAACGGCACTAGGCGTACTATTATGACAAACTAGTGCCCAACAATTAATTAAATCTTCAGTGATATGTCTTTCTTGAGGACTAATTGTAGCATTATATTTTTTTAATAACGGTGCATAATTTGAAAAATTCTTCCAGTCTCCGGGATGCCAACGAATAACAACGGGACGGTCAGAATAAGTTCTTATTTTAGTAAATGTTTCCTCTAACCACTTCATTAGATTGTAACCTCGCATACTCCAACCCATGGGGCGTTGTAGTGTAATAAGAATATGATTTCCAGTTGAACGCCACGGTTTTAAATCCATATCATAATCGCGTTTAATATTGTTCCAGTTTTCTTCTCCAGGATTATCGTTACAATAGATACCTGTTGCCGGAAATACGCCATTGAAACTATATCTTAAATATTTTTTAGGGTTTTCTTTATTCTTATAGATGAACACGTTACTATCAATACTAAGCCAATATCTTCCATTTTTAATCTGTGTGTCCATTACCATTTTACGAACTTTATAATGGTCCAACGTAGTTTTACTTGGATTTGCATCGAAGGCATTTCCAATAATTGCACCCACGTCACAAGGTTCATATTGATAAGAAGTTGTAGTAGATGCCAGGTCTCCACATTTTGCGGCGCCTTCTGCAAAGTATGTTAGTGCATTTACTTTCTCGGTGCCATTGATATGCTTAGGTAGGCTACTAAGATAACTTTTAATAATTAATTGTTTCGCGTTGTTCATTTTCTAAAACCATTCTCCAAGCATCGCCTGTTATCATTTCTTCTAGATGAAATTGTCCGTAGGCCAGCGAACTACACCACTTATAAACAAAACTCTCGTCAGGGTAAAACGGTGTTTCTATCTTTGACAAATCTTTTAAACACACCGGATCCGCCGCAGTAGGTGCTGTAGTAAATGCAGGTATTCCATAGGCTACTGCTTCTATGGCCGCAATACTATTAAGTGTGACTACAGCAAAAATATCTTCGTCTAGTGCTTGATATATTGTTTTTTTAAACGTTCTATCTGGCCTTGACATTTTTTCTCTAATAACAATTTCTCTATCTGTATATTTTTTTAATGTATCAACAGTAGACGCAATCCAAGAATCTTTTGTATAACCGTAGTTCCCTGCAGATTTATCAATTGGTGCTATCAGTAAAATTTTGCTGCCGGATTTTTTCCATCCTTTCCATTTTAAATTTTCATCTATGGCACAAAGTTGTTCCCATCTGTCACCGGGCACATTTAAAATTTTTTCGTGTTGCATGGAATTTTTTACAATTCTATGCCATAATTTTTTAGCATTTGGATTAACAGTTGTTCTGTAGTTTCCAAAGTATCCAGTTTCTATAAAATAATAATCTAATCCTTTGTCTTTAACTAAGTTAATATAATCGGTAGATGCAATGCCTCTAACTAATATTGGTTTAGTGATATTTTTAACAAATTTAAATTCGTTATACAGTTGTATATCTTTATCAGGAAAACTAATCATAGTTAACGCTGTTAAATCTGTATCTGCAATTAATCGAAGAAAAAGATTCTGTTTTTGTTCTAAAATAACGTTATTATTTTTCTTTCTAAGTTCTTGTATTTCGTGATAAATTTTATAAACGATTTGTGCTTGATCGATTATTCTATCTATATTCGATGTACTGGTAGACTTAGCCAGTGCCGTCGGAATAATCATTAAAAATTCCCCACATTAAAGTTTTTGTCAGCGAGTCTTTGCCGTCTACGTCAATTGCCGCACGACCCATTAATTGATTGTGAAATTCTAAATTTACAACGAATTTATTCATAGCAGTATCTGCGGGTAATACTTCTTCTCTGTAAGCATCTACTAATTTTTTTGCTCCTGCAGGTGTAATTCCGTAACCCACGGCTCCAGGCATCGATGTGTTTGGTAATTTAAGTGCTTCTGCTTTTTTTGGCGGATTATATAGATATTCAGCATATTTTGGATTTTCGTAAGCACTCTTTCCAGTACATAACATTAATATATCAGTCCATACTACTGGAGTATATCCTCTTTCAAATATTACATCATCTTCAAAAATAAAAATAGGCTCGTCTAATTCTATACATAGTTTCCAAAGTCTATAATGGCTGTAAAAACAACCAATAACTCCTGGTCTTAAAGTTTTTTCCTGTAATTTCGGATCTGTAGATATATCTATTCTTATATTAATACTTCCTACTTCTTCTGGAAATTCGGAGTCAGGAAATCTAGATTTATATTCATCTATAGAGATAGTTTCAGTTTTTATTCCATATTTGGCAACCCGTCTCTTATCTTGTTTAAAAAGATAAACACCTTCGTCTCCATATGTTCCTTCAAATATTTGTGCATCGAACCCGTATTCGATTAATTTTTCTAAAACTTGTGCAGAACTATTTGCTGAACTAGGTATCTTAGTTAAAGATATAACAAATGCTTTCATACAGAAAAAACTACCTCATGTCTATAACGATCAACAATTTTATAATTATAAAATTTTAATAAATTTTCAATTTCTGAAAAAGGTTTATTATATCTGTCGCCGTGGCCAACTTCTTCGACTGCTATCACAGGAAGATATTTTTCAATGGTATTTTTTGCACCATTTAGTGCATACCATTCATATCCTTCAATATCAAGGTGTATAAAAGAACATGCGTCTAAATTTAAATCGTCGATTAATAATGTTGGAATTTTATCAGGCCTGATACCGTTGCGTTGCATTTTTATTAAATTGGTTTTTATATCTATATGGTTTTTACCTCTGTCGTGATCTCTATATGTAACATTAACTAAATTTCTAGAATCGCCGAGACATGCCTGATATTTCATAATGTGTCTCTCAGGATTGTTTAACGTAAGACACAGAAAATTAATATTATCAGGCTCGAATACGTAAACCCTTTCAAAACATTTTGCATACAGTTGTGTAAACCATCCCATATTGCCACCGGCCTGTACTATAACTTCTTTATTTGAAACAAACGACATTAAATGTTCAGGGAGATCAATTTCTTTTTTAGTAAAATTATAACAGGCAGTTTCATTTTTTGCCCACCAGAGCCCGTCACGATTTTCTAAATATTCATTAATCATTTGATATCTCTTTGTTGACAATACTCGGTTAGTATGCGTTCACGATGCCATTCGTTGCCCTGTGGCGTATCGGCAAACTCGTGAAAGCAAGGTGCTCCTAGAGTATAATGTAATAATTTAGCATCCGGATTAGCACCGTACTCGTCAGGAAGCCAATTCCATTCCTTAGGTAATTCTCCAACGCGACTGTCATCGGTCCATTCAAATCTATGTAAATGTGCGCCTGTAGATTTTTGAATATATTCTGGTGTTAGTTTTTTAGTTGGGAAATTACTACAATTGAATAACATTACACTACTCCAGTTTTTACGTGGATAGTCTTCATTCTTTGAACCAAGATACTTAACAGGCATCTTTGTCTTGTAATCGTGTTTTACAACCTGCACATCTTTACTAGTTTCTTTAAGTTCCCACAACTCTGCAATATCTCCTCGAACAATCATATCGCCGTCCATAAAGATAGCATGACCAGAAAAGCCAGTTAAGTAAGGCACAAGGAATCTACTATAGATGAATTGATTACTACCGTCTGTGTGCGTTTCGGTATAATCTTTAAAATTGTTTAATGCTAAAGGTGTGATACTAACAGGTACACTAGAGTTTCTAATGATACTGTTAGCGCATACATGGTATGCTATTGCTTCTCTGGGATCATACCCAATAAAAATAGGAATAGGTCGCATAATAGTAGTATTTAACCATTATGCAACCTGGGAGTTTATAGCGTGGCGTCTTCCATACCAGCAACACGTAATTTAACAATGTTAGTAATCTGCCATTGTTTTTGATCCAGTGCTTTGGTAATGCCTAGCCATTTGTTTCTTAGCAGAGCAAATTCGTTGATAATCTTTTCCATATCAACAACATCTGCTTCGCCTTCAACATATTTTTCTACATCTCTACTGCTTAATGCACGAGCATAATTTTCTAAATATTTTCGGAAATGACTGCTCTTAAGTCTTCGTAATTCAATATTCAAATACTCGAGAACAGCCTCTATTTCCTGTAGTTGGCTAAAACGTTGTTCCACAATGCCTGGCATACTGGCCGCTGCCTTTTCTAAATTACCCGTTATACGGCATTCATTCCTTGCGGCCAATAATTCGGCTTCAAAGTATGTTACAGCATCTGGAATATTACTGATATCATCAGCAATTTTGTTATACCAACCCATTAGTCCTCGTCATAGTCGTGTGAATCATAATCAATCTCGTCCTCAGTTTCGCCATCCCAGTCATCGAGATAGTATTCGATAGCGGCATCAAGATCTTCGTCTCCGCCTATTGCGGCTTTGAAAACATGATCCTGAACACCGTTATCGGCGAGGATATCAACGTACTTACTTGCGACAGTTTCAATTTGCTTTTTATCAAAAAACTCTTTTAGTCCTGTCCATATATCAATGATATGATCTTCATTCAACATTTTCTAAAATCTCTCCAGTTTCAAGGT